ACCAGCAGCCCTAGCGGAACTGAAAGCCCGATACGAGGGAACTCGCATAGGCCGCCAAGAACTCTATGGCGAAGTTCTCCTCGACGTACCTGGAGCCATCTGGACTCACGCCGACATCGAGAGCGCTCGAGTGACCGAAGCCCCCGAACTCGTGCGCATCGTTGTCGCCATTGACCCAGCCGTCACCTCGGGGGAACACTCCGACGAGACAGGAATCGTCGTGGTCGGCAAAGGCGCAGACGGTAGGGGATACGTCCTCGCAGACCGTTCGTGCCGTGACACGCCCTCTGGATGGGCGCACAGAGCCATCCAAGCGTTCGAGGACTTCAAGGCTGACCGCATCGTCGCTGAGAAGAACCAGGGCGGCGACATGGTAGAACTCACGCTCCGCTCCGTGATGCCAACAGTCCCCTACAAGGGCATCAACGCCAAGCAGGGCAAGCGACTACGAGCCGAGCCCGTGGCGGCGCTCTACGAGCAAGGACGCATCAGCCACGTCGGAGCATTCGACATCCTCGAAGACCAGATGACGGGTTGGCTCCCCGACTCAGGCACATCCCCAGACCGCTTGGACGCTCTCGTCCACGGCCTCACGGAACTCGGACTGTCGGCTGGCGCAAGTGCTGACCGCTTCTTCGCCGAACTCGCACCGCCCTGCGTCATCTGTGGCTTCCCCGTGGCGGCTGGCACTTCTAACTGCTCCAAGTGTGGGGCGCTCAACAACGACTACGACCTCACGCAGGTCTACCCCCGATAGGACGAGATGGCACTTCGAGACAGGTTCAGCCGCAAGGCACGAGAGCAGAAACTAGCGGAGGCTGTCGCCGAGGCTGTGAAGGCTGGTCTGGCTGGCTCCCCGATGGGAACGACCAACTACAACCGAGCCACCCCTGCTGAGCCATACTCAACCATCGGCGGACAGGGCATCGTCACGGGCATCGGTCAGGCTATCCCTATGGACAGACCAGGTGTCGGCTACGAGGGCGGACAGGTCGGCTCAGGCTTCGGAGCCATGCTCGGCCCAGCCGCACCACTCCTGCCAGCGCCCATCGACGTAGTTCTCGACGACTCGGGCCGTGCGCTTCCTCGCAAGTACGAGTACCAGGTCGCCACGAACCTCAACCTTACGCAGTCCGAGGTTCCCTACCAAGTCCTCAAGTCTCTCGCTGAGCAGTGTGACATCGTTCACCGTGCCATCGAGATTCGTGTGGGCGACCTCGTGAAGCAAGACTGGTCGTTCGACCTCTCCGAGAGCGCCATCGCTCAGATCATGCAAGAGCAGAACTGCTCACACGCTAAGGCTTCACGCATCGGGCGAGACCTCTACGGCGACGAAATCAACCGACTGACGGCCTTCTGGAAGAACCCCTACGTCCAGAGTGACCGCTCGTGGAGCGAGTGGCTGACCGAGGCGCTGTGGCAGGTGTTCGTCTACGACCAACTGTGCCTCTACCCTCGCTACAACTTCGGCGGCGACCTCATCGGCATCGACATCATCGACGCACCGACCATCAAGATTCTGCTCGACAACCGAGGCGACGTGCCTCACCCACCATCGCCAGCGTTCCAGCAGGTGCTCTGGGGCTTCCCCCGTGGGGAGTTCGTGGCCTCACCAGAGTCCGACGGCGACTTCTACAACTCCCCTGGCAAGTACGGCGAGTTCAAGACCGACCAGATGAGCGTCTACGTCAAGAACCGCCGCACCTGGTCGCCTTATGGCTTCTCGCCCGTCGAGGAGTGCATCCCAGCAGCAACGCTCTACCTAGATCGCCAAGCGTGGATGCGAGCCGAGTATCAGTTCGGCTCTATGCCGACGACGTTCATGAAAACGAACTCGATGGAACTCAGCCTGGAGAAACTGTCAGGCTACGAGCGAGTGCTGAATGACCGCTTGACGGGAAGCACCGCCGAGCGTCACCGCATCAAAGTTCTGCCCGACGGGTTCGACCCTATCGCCATGCCCTCGCAGGACGAGCGATTCAAGTCCGACTACGACGAGTTCATCATCAAGCGCATCGCCGCCATCTTCGGTGTTAGCCCCTCGGCCCTCGGTGTCGTGGCTCGTGCTGGTCTCGGCGGTGGCAAGGGACAGATGGAGGGCGAGAACGAATCGTCCGAGAGCGTCTCAACTCGCCCGATGGAGATGTACGTCACGGACGTAATCAACTCCCTGAGCCGTCGCTACCTCAACGCCGACCTCAACGTCTCGTTCGTAATGCAGAACCGAGCCAACGCTCAGACCGCTAAGGAGCAGGCGCAGGCTCTGCAAATCTCGCTGTTCTCGGGTCAGAAGACCCTCAACGACGTACAGGGCGAACTCGGTCAGGCGCTCTACGAGATGCCCGAAGCCGACGAACCGTTCATCGTCGCAGGAACCACCATCCAGTTCCTTAAGGGTCTGCTCGAAGTGGACACCACGGGCGAAACCATCGGACAGAAGGAGACCCCCAGTGAGTCAGACAGCCAAAGCAGCGAAGGTCAAAGCGGCGAAGGTGCGCAAGGAGTCGGTCAAGAAAGCCCGAGTCCGAGCGAAGCGCCGCACGATTCGCTAAGGGCGCAGGAGGCTAAGGCGTTCGCCAAGTTCGCCAGCAAGCCACGCTCACGGGAGTTCGAGTTCAAGTACCACACGCCAAAAGAGGCCGCAGTCTTGAAAGCGCAGATAACTGATACCCCAAAAGGACGTTCGACTACTAAGGCGAGCAAAGAGCAGACCGAGTTCATCGCTCGGCGGCGCAAGGTATCAGCGCACTACGCTTCCCTGATCCACAAGGCTCTCAAGGACTCCATCTCAGGGCTCGACACCGCTATCCGCATGGCGCAGGTTCAGGCCACCGCTAAGGCCGCTTCGGACAAGAACGCAGCCACGGCGGCAGTGGACAACCACGTCAAGATGGACACAACCGCCCTGGGCAAGCACATCTCGGACGTTCACGCTGAGGGCGGTTTGGTGGGAACGCAGGACGCAGCCGACCAACTCGGCGACCTTGCTCCCGACACCCCCATCGGCGCACTAGCGAACGGTACGGACTGGGACTCGTGGACACCAGGCGACCCACAGGCGGCCTCAAAGGTCGCAGGCGGCAACCTAGCAACGCTCATGGAGAACGCAGGCGTGACGCTCAAGGGCGTGTCTGACACCACGCTCAAGGCCGTTGGAGACATCCTCGGGCAAGGGCTCGAACAGGGTCTGCCCTACAAGGACATCGCCGACAGCATTTACAACTCCTACGCCTTCTCCTACGAGAGAGCGCAGGTTATCGCCACCACCGAGGGCAACCGAGCCGCCATCGCCGCAACGATGGACTCGTACACCTCGGCTGGCATCAGCCAATGGGACTGGAACACCTACGATCCATGCGACGAGTGCGCCGCTATGGGCGAGGCGAACCCCCACGACGTAGGCGACGACGCACCACCACTTCACCCCAACTGCGAGTGCTTCGTCACTCCAGTCATCAACTAGGAGAACAATGACCGACGAAATCAAGTCCATCTACCTCGGCAACCTGACCGCCAAGCGTGGTAAGGACGGGTTCATGTACGTCAAGGGATTAGCATCTGACGACACCCTCGACCTCGACCAGCAAATCTGCGACCCCGAGTGGCTTAAGTCTGCGTTGCCAGACTGGTTCGCATTGGGCAACATTCGAGAGATGCACCAGAGCAAGGCCATCGGTAAGGCTACCGAAATGGAACAGACGGGCTCTGGCTTCGTTGTCACGGCTAAAATCGTGGACGAGCAAGCCGCCAAGATGGTCGAAGAAGGCATCTACACGGGCTTTTCCATCGGCATCAAAAACGCACGAGTTATCAAGGACAACAAAGCGCCTGGCGGAAGAATCTGCTCGGGGTCTGTCGTCGAACTCAGCCTGGTGGACAGACCAGCCAACCCGTCGTGCAGTATCGAAATCGCCAAGTCAGTAGACGGCGTACTAGTGAAAGGGTCAGCCGTGACCGACATCGAGAAGGCTGAGAGCCCCGAGCTCAACGCCGAAGCAATCATGACCGAGGAGCCAGGAGTGCGCCATGAAGTGCTCAACCGCGACGAGCCCTTCGGCTGCCGCGCCTGCTCCGGCACTGGCAAGAAGACCAACGTCGAGGGCAACACCCAAGAGACTGACTGCGACGTGTGCGGTGGTACTGGACACCAGCCCGAAGGCCGCTCCGAGTTCGCTGAGCCCGAGCGCGTCTCGACCCCCGTGGCGCTCGACAACCGCGACATGAAGGACGCAGAGCCCGACCTCGCCAAGAAGGACTACAGCGACGCAGAACGCGCTGACATGGCTGAGGCTGGTCAGGCACTCCCTGGCGGTGGCTTCCCCATCAAGAGCGTGAAAGACTTGCGCAACGCCATCCAGAGCATCGGACGCGCCAAAGACCCAGCCCAGGCGAAGGCCCACATCAAGACCCGTGCGAAGGCGCTGGGCCGTGAGGACTTGATTCCTGACAACTGGAAGGGCGCAGACGCTGAGTTGGTCAAGGCCGACGACATGAAGCACGACGCGGCTGACCTCGCAGCGATCCGCAACGGCCTCATCGCCACCATCAAGGCTGAACTCGACGAGATGGTCGCAGGCGACGAGAACGAAATCTGCGACGTGCGCGAACTGCTCACGACCCTCGAACTATTCCTCTGCTGGTGGACTGACGAAGCCTCAGAGAACGAAAC